CAGCTTACTACGACGGCACCAGTGATCTGTGTGTAGGTGGTGCCGTCGTAGTAAGCTGCGGGGTTTGGACCATCAACTAGCAGTACTTTCGGACCACTGAAGTTGTACGGGATCATACGAACTTTGGTAACACCCGACATACTCGGAGAACCAACAGAGGTAACTGCTACCCACGCTTCTGTAGCGGTGTCCCAGTAGTGGAGATAGTCCGTGCCACTCGAGGGTTCACGACACGCGAGAATCCCGTCATTAACACCATTGGCAACACACACCCCGAGAACCTTGCCGGTACCCGGTACGGTGCCGTACGAATTTGTGAAACCGCTAATACGACGATAGCCACCGTTTACCGATGGCTCGTAGTTTATGAGGCGAATTGCGCTACCCGGTTGGCTCTGCCCTTGCGAGAGTACATCTCGAGCAGTATCAAGACCACCGGAACACGATATACTTTGTACCTGTAACTGATCTTGTGGCACAGCTTACCCCTGTGTGTTTGCGCGGAAGTAATCAGGCGGATCGAGTAGTACTCGGCGCATGTAGTCCATACCTTCTTTAAACTTCTGAAGGTGGTAGCCCACTGCGGAGTCGTTAGAACGGAAACGCATCATAAAGACCATCGCGCCTTCCATGATGACGTGTTCAAATCGAGGGGGAATTACTGTGGTATCGGTTGCTACAGCTAAATCATCCGGAAAACTAAAGTAGTTGTACTGGATGGTGTAGGCTTTATCTGGGGGAGGACTCACGCCAAACTTAGTCTGTTGAGTACGGTAGATACGCTGTGGTGCTTGATACGAGGTAGTTTCCATGTTGGCATCAGATGCACGATAACGGTTCTGATACTCATCAAAATTAATTACGTCAAGTTCTTTTGCGTTGGTATTGATGCTCGCATCCTTCTTGAGGAAGAACGAATCCCAGTCCACCACGTGCATATCTGACGGGAAACTGTATTCTTGGGTACCGACAGTGAGGGTCACTTCTTCTTGCGTAAGTAAAAAGTTCCACTGTTGTACGTACGAGATAATCTCACGGATCGATGCGTTTATAGCATCCTTAGCGAGTGCCTGTACGTTACGAGCACCGGCGAAGTCCGCGGTATCAATTTCTACTTCATTAAGTCGGCGGAGTAGTTTATTTGTTAGTTGTAGGTATGTACTACTCATTTAATTTCCTTAGCCGGGTACTTTAAAGAATTCTTCGACGGTTAGCATTATGTCGATGTGGGGACTTGCGTTTCCAGAGGGTGTGCAATGAATAACATCCCCCGGCTCCATGACCATCTCCCCGCCGGTAAACTGGATGTAGTCACCGGTTACCATGTTCTTGCCACCGAGAATATGGATGTGTGTCCCGTCGGCTCTATCGAATTCAACATCAACCGTTGTATTACCATTGGAGTTACTCACGAACAACATCGATATGTGGGAACGGCAGTTGTTAGGGCAGGTGTATACGGTTACTTCTAAATCCTCCGTATTACACTCCGCACCAACGGTTTTCATGCGGCTGTGCGTGGATATATTTGCGCTAGACATTACTTAACTGACTTTTTACCGCGACAACCCCACGCTTTACGTCGAGCACGGAGTTTAGCTGATTTAGTACCGTCTTTACTCTTCTGACCGGAAGAACGGGCGCAGTATGCATCCCCACGTTTAGTACCGGGATGAGCTACGCGTTTGTGGGTTTTACCTTCACTATCTTTGTAGGTGGTGCCGTTTGCGTATTTACGCTCCGCAGCTTTACCGCCCCGAGCCATCGCCCAACGGTCCGTATAACCACCCATTGCTTTGGCGGTTTTAGCTGCCTGTTCAAATGCAGCATCGGTAGGAGCACCGGGAGACCCCGGCTTACGCATCGTTTCTCCACTTCCGGCTGCAATACGGTTGCGTTTCTTGTGGATGTTGTCGTAGAGACCAGACATATATGGTATAACCCCGGGGGTGGTGTCTTGATGATATAGGATAGAATTTAATCTGTCAACAGCTCTTATTTTTTACCGCGAGCTTTTGCCCAACGTTCGGTGTAACCGCCCATCGCTTTACCCCTAATACCCGCTTGTCTACCCTCACGTGCAAAGGTCATTGCACCTTTAGGGGGAGTCAAAGTATTTGAGTTACGCAACTGCTTAGTGGTTCCCATCTTAGAGGTTGCTTTTGGTGCTGCTGCTGCTGTTTTTTGTTGGGCTGCTGTAAATGCAGCTCTAGCTTTATCTTGTTGGGTTTGAGTGGTGACACTCGGTGCTTTACTTGCATTTCGTCTTGAATTTCCAAATGCTCTTTTTCTCGCTAAGCTAGCTGCTCGAGAATACCGGCTACGGCTACGACCAAACATATATTTCTCCTATTATGTTTCTCACAACACTCTCGATGAAAGTGCTGAGAGAAAGGGGGTCCGAAGACCCCCATCCCTAGTTCACTTTACAGTGCAACTACGCCACGAACCAATGATTCTGGACGAAGTACTTTGCTACCGAACACGTGCAAGCCGCGAACGATATCAGAGAAAGTACCGGTGTCACGAACCACTTCGGTCTTCGCGATGTGCGAAGCAGTAGCAGTTGAAGACATGTGACCTGCCAAGATTGCATTCTCACCTGCACCCAAGCCAGTCAAAGTAACGATATCAGTACCTGAATCGTTCAATGCAGTGGTCTTGTAGCACTTCATGCCCGCGATCATGCCTTGCATTACCAAGCCGTTACGCAGTGGAGAAGTCTGGTCGCCAGTTACCTGAACCTCTGCGAACTTAGAACCTGCTGAGAACAGAGTTTCGTAGAATGCAGGAGGAGCAACGAAGAAACGATTTTCTTCTGGTACAGACTGGTCGTCCAATGCACGAGCCATTGCCAACATGGTGTTAACAGCGATGTCACCAGTAGATACTGACAATGGAGTTGCCAAAGTACCGATACCAGAAACCTGCTGTACAGATGCGCCTGACTCACCGTTGATACCCGCATTGGTTACCATTGCGTCGAGTACAGTTGCGTCATACTTACGCTTCAAAGAGTACGCGCCTGAAGAAGTAGCCAACGCTTCAAAGTTAACGTGTGACTGACGCTCTTCGATGTCGTCGATCTTGAATGCGAATGCATTAGCTTGGTCAACAACCATAGTGATCTGATCGTCTGCCAAATCTTGTGGAGATACAGTCGCACCACGAGAGTAGCTAGATACAGTGATTGTTGGTTCTTTGATGATACGTACAGTGTCGCCGTAGTTTTCAATCTCACCCGCGTAATCGGTGTTGGTGATATCTTCTACTACAGAAGCGCGACGGAAGAATTTTAGTACTTTCTGCGAAAAGATTTCCGGAGTAAAGTTACCATTAGGTAGGTTTGTATAACCTGATGCACTAGGAAATGCCATTTTTAATTACCTTCTTTAAATTAACGTGAATAGTCGATTCGCCCTTCAGCACGTGCAGCGTCGATTTCAGCCTCATACTTTTCGAATTGCCATGCCTTGAGCTTTCCAATCTCAGATGCTTTCCACATCTTCTTATTAGAATTTGCATCACCCACTTCGCGAGACGTTGGAGCCTTCACTAAGGCGGCGGGATCAGCATTTGCGGATTTGCGCTTTTTAGTCGTAACACCCATATCTGCTTTGTACAGATCGATGACACGAGATGCCCAGACTGCGTCCGTATTATTTTTGTAGATACCGTCTGCGATGGACTCCGGTTGTTGGTCTAGCCAACCTAAGAAGTTTTCATCGGTTTTGATATCGTTAAAATCCGGATGCTTTGCAAGTAGCTCTTTGTATGCCGACTGAACTTTGAGTTCTTTCTCTTTACCTTTGAGAGAGTTAACCTCTTCCTTCAGCTCCTTCATACGGTTTTCTGCTTGCATAGAAGAAACGGTTTCTACGATAGCGTAGACATCAGGGTACTTAGCTTTAAACTGCTCCAACTCCTCAGGAGTCTTCGGTAGTTCACTCGCCGTTAGTCCGCTGTCCTTACCTGCTTTTTGAGCCTCGATTAGTTCTTGGCGTTCAGCCTTAAACTCTTCAATTTTCGCGTCATAATGACGTTTGAGGTCGTCGTAACGTTTCTTGTAGTCCGTATCCGAACCTTCTTTTGGTTCCGCAAAACTCGTTGCTTCGGGAGTAGCCTCTTCTTCCTTTTCAGAGGGGTCCGCTGCTTCTTGTTCTACCTCATCATCATCTTCGTAGACTTCATCACGGTATTTACCTCGATAAAGCTGATCGTCGTTGATAGTTCCGAAAGAATCGTTCGCTTTAGTTGCGCGATGTCCGCGTTGTTTTGCCATTTTTTTCTCCTATCACACGGGGCTTCTTGGCATAAGAAGGTAGCCGTAGGTTACGGGGCTGACGGGATTGTCAGGTAGCCGTTAAATAGATAAGCGGAGTCCGGCGGAGATATTTCCAGACTCATCGCCCTCAATGAATAGCTCATCGCGATTCTTATTGAGTTTGTATTTTACTCGTCCGCGGTCTATGCCTTCTCCCGGCATTCCGCTGACATCAAAACTGAGATCACCAAAGGTTGCGCCCATGTTGTAGCGCGTCATTTCAAACTGATCCCCGAACATGACTTTGTCACCCGTCGGGATGTTCGCAGTACCTTTGACACTGCCTTTTTGTTTTTCGATACCGGCATTCATCCACGTATCGTCGAATAGGTAGAGTTCACCGTTAAGAGCAAACCCGAGATTCTTATTTTCTTCGTCTACAACAACACCGTCGGGATACTCAGTCGTGCGGGAATCTTCTGCTCTGTTCGCACGTCCTTTTACCGCGAAGCCTTCACCGATAAGCTCGCCGCCTACTTCCTGACGGTTATCCGTCATTTGAAGATTGTGGAGGACAACCTGAGGCTCTCGCTCCGCGTATTTCTCAGTAGCTCTTGCTAGAGACTCCGCGAAACCGCCTCCTGCCATCTCTTGCTTCGGTGCCGGTACTTCTTTACCCGTCTTACGGTCAATGTAATAGATTGTTCCGTCTTCGCGTACACGGTTGACAGGTAGGGATTCGTCAATCATGTTCGCCTTATCTTGGCTCGCAGTCGCATCTATTTCTTCGCGACTCATAAGAGGATAAGGGTTATCCGAGAAGAAAAGCTAGTACTTATCTCTTACTTCTGCATCAAACTCGGGAGTACCCGGTTCGGTTTTCATAGGGCGGTAAGTCTTAGCACCCTTGTATAAATCCATCGCGTCGCGGAATGTTTCAAAGTTCCCCGGGTTACCGCCTTGACTTTGAATAGACGAGTAGATATCAATTACCGTTGTATTGGTTAAATCTGCACCGTACGCGGCTGCAATAGTGCCTTCAGCAGGATTACTAGGCTGATCGGTCGCTTGACCGTGTTCAGCAATACGTTTATCTGTTTCTTCTTTTCCGCGGTTGTTAATCTTTTCGAGCCTGTCCAAGCCGATAATTTTAACTAAGGTAGGGGATACAAGAACTTCACCGCGAGACACTATTAAATTGGCTAGCTTTTTCTTATCTATTTTATTGGTGCTTCCAGAAATGTCAATACCTTGCTCGTCCGCTTTTTGCATAGCATCCACAAGCATCTTTTGAATATCCGCACTTCCTGCAAATTCAACCGCTGCTGCATTGATAACAAAAGAACCTTCGGGAACATCAACAGGAACATCATCTGCTACAGTAGCAGCTTCCGGTAAATTTTCTGGGGCATCACCTACAAAACCATTAGGACCTTCCCCTGTTACTTCTGCCATTTGCCCTTCTACATCGCCACCTTCTGCCATAAACCTAACGTTGGCGTAGGGATTTGTGTAGCTAAAATAACCAAACGGGTCGTCGTTCATGTTGTAAGAGTATGCGTCAATTCCTGTACTATAAGGACTCTGCATAAAGGCTTGACGTACTCTTGAAGGTCTACGCGCAGTAGTAGTAGTAGCAGAAAGAGGTTCAGTAGCAGGAGAGGCTACTTGAACTGAAGCTTCGTAATCTGATCCACTGTCCTCTGCTTGTGGTTGAGCGTTAGCCTCCGCCATCATTGCGTTATACGCATTAGTCTCCATCAACTGAGTGTCGCTGAATAAACCGCCGAGTACTTCTGCTTGAGTGTATGTATAGCTTTTGCTTTGATTATCTACAAACTCAGCTTTGTCCATTGAAATGCCGAGACCCATTTTTCCGGCAAAAAAGTTAACCAAGCCGTCCGCTATACTGTTCTCGTCTACAAGACCGGCAATAACAGGGTTGTTTAAGTTAGATAAATCCGTAACGTAGTTGTTGTTACCGAACCCCATCATTCCAGTGTTTTTAGCGTCAGGTAGAGCTTCATGTAACACGTCAGCTAAAAACTGCGCTTGCTCTGCATCTACTCGAGTAGGATCAACGTCGAACGTTTTAAACTCACCAAACCTGTTCATTGCGACCCTATCAGGATCACTAAAAAAGTTTAGAGAGCTAACATAAGCATCATGTAAGTTAGATTGCATTTTTGTTGCAATATCTAACTGTACGTCCATAAGATCGTAACCATCTTCGTACGCGGTAATGTTTCCGTACGCATCACTAGACATCATGCCCGTAGCATTATTCATAGTGTCAAACTGGGCGGAGATAGCGTCTAATTCAG